AGCACGCTGACGGGATACAGCGTTGACAGTGGCGCCACCTTGGCCCTGGTGGACACGCCAGCCGTAAGCGCTCGACTCGGAAAGTCCGTTGCCAAGAGCATTCAGGTCACCGTTCCGCAGGGCGTGCAGTGCCAGTTCTTCTTCCCTGATCTGCCCGCGGCTCTCCAGAATCCTGGCGGCAGCGTGTGCTGGGTGGTTGAGTTGGTGTCCGGCACGCTGGGCGCGAACAACTCAATCCTGAACCTGTACCTAGCCACGGACAACAGCTACGCAAACTTCTACCTCTGGAATGATCAGACGCTGCGTCACGGGGTGGTAACCACGGCAGCCACCTCGGCACCCGTGGGGAGCGGCGCGCCGGATCTGAGCAGCATCAAGAGCGGCAAGTTCCGCATCCAGGCGGACACGGCGCCGGTCACGATCATCATCCACGGCGTCTTCGTCGCGCAGTCCAGTGTCCCCACGGTCAGCATCACTCATGACGACGGATGGCTCGACGCGTACACAGAACTCGCCCCATTGCTGAACAAGTACGGCTTCAAAGCCGGCTTCGGGATCATCGCGGACCTGATCGGCTCGAACGCAGCGCTCTACATGAACAAGGGCCAGCTGGACAAGCTCTACGCCGACGGCCACGACGTGATGACCCACGGCGCGAATGCGCTGAACTCTTACCCGACCGCGGCGGCCGCGCTCGCAGACATCGACTACAACCGCAATTGGCTCATCCAGCAGGGCTACTCGCGCGGCCTGACGGGCTACGTCTACCCGAATGGATTCTCCGAGTTCTCTGCAACGGACCTCTGGAGCATTCGCCAGCACCTGAAGGACATCGGTGTCACTTTCGGATTCATGGCCAGCGGTGACTTCTGGCATCCGGCCGGTGGTGTCAACAGCCTGAACCTCTACCGCTCTGCCATGGACGCGAACGCTGTCGCGGCGACGTTCCTCACGAATCTCGACGCCGCCGTTGCCACCGGTCGCAATGCCACCCTCATGGTGCACAAGGTTAAGGCATCAGGCGCCAGCGGTGGCACCGAGGTCAATCGGGCGGTGCTGGCTGCTGTTCTCGACGGTCTTTGGACGCGGCAGAAGGCAGGCGCGTTGCGGGTTGTTTCGCCTTCTGAGCAGATGTCGATTTGCGGCATCACTGCGGCCAGCTTCTGAGCATGAGCGCCGCCGCCTCCTGGAGCTACACCGCCACCGCCACGCTCTGGCCCTTTCTGAGCCGAGATGACCGCACCGGCAAGGCCACCTTCGGGCCTCCGATTCCGATCGCCTGCGACTACCAGGCCAAGGCCGATCGCAAGACCGACGCCCGTGGCGTCGAGTTCGTCACCCGGCAGCTCATCTACACCGAGCGGTCGGACATCAAGCAGCAGGACCGCATCCTGATCGGGGCCAGCGACCAGGTCGACCCGATCGCCGCCGGAGCGCTCGAGGTGCGGCTGGTGCAGCGATACGCCGACACCTTCGACCGGCTGGCAGACGACTTCGAGGTCTCGACGTGAGCGGGCCGAAGGTCGTCAACAAGTTCCCCGACTTCGTGGCCGAACGCGAGCGCCTGATCGCGCGCGCCATGACTCAGGCCCTGATCCTCGGTGCCAGCGAGGCGAGCGTGATGACGCCGATCGACACCTCCACGCTGATCAACTCGCAGTACCGCAAGGTCGAGAAGACCGACAGCGGCATCCTCGGCTCGGTCGGCTACACGGCGGGCTACGCCAAGTACGTGCACGACCCCGAGCACAAACAGAACTTCCGCCGGGCGACAGCGCAGAAGGAGTTCTTGTCCAAGGGCTTCGAAAAGGCCGCGGCCAACATTCAGGCCGTGCTCGTCGGTGCGCTCCGGGTCTGATTTCGCGCCTTCCTAGCATGCAGTGGCATGAGCAGTGCTGCTGATGCCATCACCGACTTCGTCGCGCCCATCCTCGGTGATGGGTGGCGGATGCAGTTCGGCCAATGGATCGATGACGGGACGGACAAGCGCTACGCCGTGCTCAAGCCGGCCGGCGGACTGCCGGCTGGACTGGTGCGTCAGCCGCAGTTCACGCTGTCGTTGATCAGCGCAGAGAACGAGGAGCGGCAAGTCCCTTACGACGCTGCCAACCGAATCGTCGAGGCGATGCGCACCAGCAGCGGCGCGCTCGTCTACATGGAATCCGGAGAGCCGGTACCGATGCCCACCAACGACGGCCGGGCAGTCTTTGAATTGGCAATTTCGACCATCACCAACTGAGGAACAGCAATGGGCGCACATACCGGGCGTGACGTACAAGTTGAGTACGCAATCGCCGACGAAAACGCCAATCGGGCCGGCCTGATCTACAAGGTCTTGGGCATGGTCCGCGGCAAGGGTCTGTCCAACAAGTGGGACGACGTGGACACCACGGCCGACAAGTCCCCCGCGTACACCAAGACGGTGCTCGTGACCTTCAAGGCCGTCGAGCTGAGCCTCGACGGTGTGGCCTATGACGATGACGTCTACAACCAGGAGGAAGTCGAAGGCCTGGTCGCGTCGCCGCCGAGCGCCACGAACTACCAGCCCAAGGTCTGGTTCCGCCTGACCTACCCGAGCGGCAAGGTCTACGAGGGCCCCTATCTCGTCACCGAGTGGAGCAACGACGACCCGTACGACGGCGCCGCCACCTGGAAGCTCTCCGCCAAGAGCAACGGCGACGTCGTCTTCACCCCTTCCGTTTAAGGAGCTGATCCATGACTGCAATTCAGAGCATCGACGCGAACCAAATCGGCGCGTTCGCCGCTGCCATCACGACGCTGTCGGCCGACGACACGATCACCTTCAACCCGAAGAAGAAGCAACTGCTGGTGCTGACCAACACCACCGGCGGCTCGCTGACCGCGACCATCGATGGCTCTGCCGGTACGACCGTGAACGTGCCCGGCGTGGGCTCGGTCGACGTCTCTACGGGCAAGGCCATCGTCGTCGGCGCCGGCCTGAGCGTGGCCGTGTTCCTGAACTCGATCAACGCCTACTGCCAGGGCGTGGTGCACATCACCGGCGCCGCCACCCTGAAGGCCCAGCTCTTCGAGTTCTGATGGTCCCCGAAGCCGGGCTCGTCCGGGCTTCGACTGATGACGGCCGGACGTTCACGTTCCGGCCGTCCTTTGCGCGCACTGCGTCGCTGGGGACTCCTCATGAGATCGTGGCCATTTACGCCGGACTCCACGGGCCCAAGGCCGCGGAGGAGGCGCCCTATGTCCTGGCTTGTTATTGCGATCCTGAAGGCCAGGACGAACTGCCGGAGCTGATCGGCTGTCGCGTTGGCGATCACTGGCAGCCTGGCGCAATGCCGCTCAGCGAGCAGATCATCATCGCGCGCCACCTGATGCGGCACGGCATCGTCGGCAAAGCGCGGCCCGGGAACGAGAAAGGGCCGGCGACGGGGCAGTACTCGCCGGCGTTCGATGTGTCGGAGTACATCTCCGCGGCGCGCGTGCACTTGGGCCTGTCGAGTGCCGACGCCGAAGAGCTTTCCATGACCGAGTTCCAGACCATGCTGGCCATGAAGTTCCCCGAGCAGCAGCGGAGCACGGATCTGCCCAGCCGCGAGGAGTACCGCGCTGCGCGCGCCGCCTACACGAAGCACCGGGAGGCCAAGCGTGGCTGAAGAAGCGAGCGGCGGCGCCGTCAATGTAGGCGGCATCTACTACGTCGTCGACGTCGACACGAAGGCCCTGATCGAGGCCGAGCGCGTCACGGACAAGTCCGCGCAGAACATGGCCGGATCGCTGACAGCCGTCGCGCAGGCCTCCAAGGAGTACGCCGCCGCGGCCGGGAATGCAGCGGACGCCGCTCGAGCTGCGGCAAAGGCCGAAGACGCAGCCACGAAGTCGACGAACGACGCAACGAAATCGGCGCAGGCTGCAGCCAAGGCGAATGACACCCAGGCCGCCGCCGAGAAGCGCGCCGCCGATGCGGCCAACCAACTTAAGACGGCGCAGGACAAGTCCAACTCCAGCACCTCGAACGCTGCGCAGCTCGCCGACAAGCTGAAGGGCGGCCTGGACAAGCTGTCCCAAGGCAGCGGCCAGCTGGGTGAGTTGGCGACGCAGGGCAGTCGGGCTGCGGAGGCGGTCAGCGACGTGGCGAGCACTGCCGGGCGCCTTGGCGTCGTGGGGGGCGTCATCGCGGGGGCCTTCGCGGCGGCGGCCGCGGTGGTGGCCGCCTACGTCTATGCGCTTGTCAAGGCGAAGCAGGAAACTGTCGATTTCACTCGCAGCCTCGAGCTATCGGGGAATCAGAGCGGCGTGACAGTCGCCCAGTTGGGAGAACTTGCGAAGTCGCTCGGTTCCATGGCCGGCATCGCTCGCGGGCAAGCTGCTGACGGTCTGAATGTCATGGTGCGGGCAGGCATTCAGGGCGCCGATAGTCTTTCCAAATTCACTGAAGCCGCAATTCGCCTCGAGAAGGCCGGCGGCCAGTCGGTTGGCAATACGGCCAAGGAGTTTGAGGCGCTCGGCCAGCAGCCAGTCACGGCCTCCGAACGCCTCAATCAGCAGGTCAACTTCCTGACCCGCGACATCTATCTGCAAATCCGCGCCTTGGATGAGCAGGGGAAGCATGTTGAAGCAGGCCGCCTCGCTCAGAATGCATACGCTGATGCGATTCTGGATCGTGCACCCAAGGTTCTGGAGAGCCTAGGAAACATCGAGAAGGCGTGGAACTCGATCAAGACCGCAGTCGAGAAAGCCAAGAGCGCAGTCGTCGATTGGGGCCGTGACAAGACGCTGGAAGACAACGTCGCCTTGCTGGAGAAGCTCGTCGCACGCCGTGATGCGGCCCTCTCGCGCGGGCAGACGAACACGAATCAGGTCGCACAGTTGGACGCTGCCATCAAGGCATTGAAGGCGAAGATTGCTGATGAGCAGCAAGCCCAGGCTGAACTGGCTAAGGCCGCGCAGGGCAAGGCAGACGACAAGAACAACCTTGATGCGACCAAGGCTTGGGAGGATGAGGGCGATCGGCTCAAGACCAGCAACGAGAAGATGCAGACCGAGATCGAGGCTGCACGCAACCTCGGCAAGCAACTCGGCTTGACCGTCGAGCAGATCAACTCACGCATTGCTGCAATTCGTCAGGCCTACGGCGCTGACCAGAAGTCGGATAGGGCCATCGCGTACTACCAGAGCCTAGTCGCGGCGACTGCTGACGCATTGGGGAAGATCGATGCTGAAGAGCAGGCCGCGCTTGCCGACAACAAAAAGCGTGCGGCGATGGACACCGCCAACACTGAGATCTACGCCAAGGCCAAGAACGAAATCATAAAGAAGTACGCGCGCGAGCGCGCGTTGGTCGAAGAGACTGCCCAAGAGCAGATTCATGACCTGAACATCGCGACTACTCTCGATGAGGCTGCCAAGATCGATTTGATCGAGAACGAGGCGGTCAGGCGCGCACAGGCTCGTGCCAAGTTGAAGCTCATCTCCGAAGCGGAGGCTGATCGCCAGATCACCCTGACACATTTCCAAGCGGCCCAAGCCAGGGCTGCGCTGGATGACCGAACCGCCAGGGCTTCGGCAGATACGCTCATTGCTATCACCCAGGACCAGGAAACGAGGATTGGGCTCGTTCGAGCTGAATCCTTGCGTTCCGCGAAGGCTGACTATGACGCCGGCAAGAAGAACCTCGCCGAATACCTCAATGCCATCGTCAAGGCTACAGTCGATGCGAAGGACGCCATCAGGGCCCTGAACAACCAGCGTCAGGACGCAGTGGTCGCGACGCTTCAGCTAAAGGCCAGCGCTGGTGGCACGGATGACCAAGAGGCGTTGATTCGCGCTCAGGCGGCGCAGCAGCTTCGCGCCGTGACGGAAGCTCAATTTAAGGATCTGAATCAGTACCAGATCTACGCCGACCAGAGGGCAGCCATTGAGGCGGACATGAACCGCCGCATCGCGGCGATGCGCTCGCAGGCGAATCAGGATGCGCTGATGAACACCTCGCAGGCGTTCGGCGCGATGGTGAACGTTCTCCAGGGAACGACCGCCGAGCAGACGGGCATCTTCAAGGTCATGTTCGCCGCCCAGAAGGCCTTCTCGATCGCCAGCTCGATCGTTGCCATTCAGACCGGCATCGCCAACGCTGCCTCCTTGCCATTCCCGGCGAACTTGGCGGCCATGGCCACGGTGGTTGCTGCGACGGCTTCGATCCTATCGACCATCAAGGGCACCGAGATCGCGGGCGGCCGGCAATACGGTGGCGCCACTTCTGCCGGCGGGCTGTACCGCGTGAACGAAACCGGTGCGCCGGAGATGTTCACCGCCTCGAACGGCAACCAGTACATGATGAGCGCGTCCAACGGTCGCGTCACGTCGGCCGACAAGCTCGGCGGCGGCCCGACCAGCGTCACGGTGCAGGTCTTCAACAACGGCGCGCCGGTCAGCGCCAGCGGCAGCAGTTCGACGGACTCCGACGGCCGCATGCTGATCAAGCTCGTGCTCGACGCTACCGCCGACGACATCGCCAGCGGCGGCAAGGTCGCGCGCGCCACCGCCATGCGCTTCAACCTCAAGAACTGATATGTCGGCACTCCCCAGCTATGTGACGGTGCTCTTCGCCGATCTGACCGAAGGGTTCGACCCCGAGGTGATCGGCGCGGAGATGGAGCGCGGCCTGCCCAAGCTCCGCCTCGGCAACAGCCGCGTGGTGAAGCAGATCCAGGTCCGCCTACGCACGCAGAGCAGCGCCGACGGCCTGGCGCTGGACGACTGGTACTTCACCGACATCAAGCGGATTGGCTGGTTCGACTGGTACGACACGCGCTTCAAGGTCACCCGGCAGGTCCGGTTCAAGGGCGGCGCGCTCGGCAACGTCGTGCCCGTCCGGCTCGGCTACGAGGTCTCCGATCGCACCGCGACCCTGGAGTACCTGGCATGACGTTCCGTGAGAACAACCAGCGCGTCACGAACCCCTCGGGGGAGATGGTGCTGCTCGAGGTGACTAACCCGTCATTCAGCGAGCCGATGCAGATCGCGAACGACACGGTGGACTGGGTCAGCCAGGGCAAGACCTACGTCGGCATCAACTTCGGCTTCACGCTGCCCGAGGACGTCAAGGACGGCAACCCGCGCATGCAGCTGTCGATGCCAAACGTGGGCTCCGACCTTCTGGACGAGTTGGAGGGCATCCAGCCCGGCACCGTCACCATGGCGAAGCTGATCGTCGTCGACCGCAGCACGCCGGACGTGTACCAGCACGTCTTCTGGCTCCCGATCACCAGCATCAGCGCCACGCCGAGCGCGATCACCGCGACTGCCAGCGTGGACGACCTGATGCGCCAGTCGGCTTGCCGCCAGATCGCCAATCCCTTCACGCTGCCCGGCCTGTTCTGAGCATGCGGGCTTCGGCGCTGGACCGGTTTGTCGGCATTCCGTACTGCCCGAGGTCTATGGATTGCGGCGACCTGGTGATGCAGGTCCAGCGCGAGATCTACGGCCGCACGGTCTGCCTGCCGGGTGCCAGGCCGCGCCCGCTGCGCGCCGCCGAGCAGGCGCTGGCCATCCGCGCGCAGGTCGAGGCGCTGGCCCGCCGCGTCGCGGAGCCGGCCGACGGCGACCTGATCCTGATGTTCGACGGCGCCCAGGACATCCCGGGCCACGCCGGCACCTTCTTCTTTCTCGCGCACGAGCCGTGGGTGCTGCACACCTCGCACGTGCTCGGCGGAAGCCGCCTTCATCGACTGTCTGCCCTTCCTAGCATGGGCCTGCAGATTGAGGGCTATTACAGGTGGAGCGACTAAGCGGGGCGGCTGAAGCAGCGATGGTGAATGGCGTTCCGGCCGAAGTGCTGGACGCTTCGGGCCGTCTGATCGTCACCCCGCACCCGGTCACGCTGGAGGGCCAGCGCAACATCCCCGCCGAGCTCTACCCCGGCGAGTCCCTGCTCGCCTTCCTGGAGCGGCATGTCCCGGATCTGCACCGCAGCGGTTGGCAGGTGAGCATCAGCGGCAGGGTGGTGCCGCGCGCCATGTGGCGCAAGACCTTCCCGAAGGACGGCCAGGTCATCAGCTGCCGTTCGACCGTGCACAAGACGGTGCTGGCGATCATCGCCATCGCAGTGATCGCGTATTTCACGATGGGCGCGGGCCTGGCGCTCTACGGTCTGGCGGCCGGCGGCGCGGCCTACGTCGCTGGCGCGGTGATCATCCAGAAGGTCCTTCAGCCGAAGTTGCCCGGATCGTCGTCCAGCTCCTCGACGCAGCCATACAGCCTCAACAGCCAGCGCAACACGCCGCGCACCTACGAGCCCATCGGCGTGCTGCTCGGCCAGATGCGCGTCACGCCGGACCTGGCGAGCAACCCTTACACGAACTTCGAGAGCAACGACCAGTACCTGAGCACGATCCTGCTGGGCGGGATCAACGTGGACAGCTACTCGGATCTGTCGGTCGGGGATACGCCAATCTCGAGCTATTCCGACGTCACGGTCTACACGAACGGCTTCAGCGGCATGGCCAGCGTGGCGGTGCCGATGTACGGCAACGCCGACAGCATCGCGGGCGGAACGCTGGAAGATACGTTCGATTGGGTGACCCGCACCACGTCGGTGGACACCGTCCAGTTCCAGGTCGACATCGAGGCCACCGTTTACGCGCAAGGGAGCAACGGCCTGGAATCGGCCAGCGTCCTGATCGTCGGCCAGTACCGCCCGGTGGGTGGCACCGACTGGACCAACTTCGTCTACGAGAACATTACCAACAACACGCAGGAGGCCCGGCGCCTCACGCGCAGCAAGGCGGTCACGAAGGGTCAGTACGAGGTGCGCATGCGCCGCGGCGAGCAGGCGGCGGACAGCAACATCACGCGAACGGTGCAGTGGGACACGCTGCGCTCCATCCAGCCCGACACGACCGACTACAGCGGCTGGGGGCGCATCGCCATCCGCATTCGAGCGACCGGCCAGCTCAGCGGCAACCTGGACACGCTGCGCGCCACCTTCAACCCGCGCCCGTTGCCTGTCTGGAATGGCTCGGCTTGGGTCAATGCCACCACGCGCGCCGGCGGCGTCAGCAACCCCGGCGCCATCATCCTGCAGGTGCTGCGCGGCATCTATGACCCGCACGGGGTGCTGCAGTTCGGGATGGGGCTGTCGGACGACCAGATCGACATCGAAGGCTTGAAGGGGTTCATGCTGCATTGCGCGGCGATGAACTTCACCTATGACCGCTGGGTCACCGAGACGATCGCAATCGGCGACCTGCTGCAGGAGATCGCGCTCGCGGGGATGGGTCAGTACATGTGGCTCGACGGCTCGCGTCCGACGGTGATGTGGGCGGCCGACGATCAGCCGCTGGGCGGCGTGGTCAACATGGCAACGATGACGAAGGGCAACTTCTCGGTCGGCTACCAGCTGACGAACGCGGCCGACGGCATCGAGTACCAATACGTCGATCGCGACCAAGGCTTCGACACCCTGACCATCCGCGTCGCCGCGCCTGGCGTCACGACGATCTTGAATCCGGCACGGATCACCGGCGTGGGCGTGACGACGCAAGCGCACGCCGCGGTGATGGCGCGTTACCACCTCGGGCAGAGCCTCTACCAATACAAGGAGATCGGCTTCGGCGCCGACATTGAACATCTCGATTACCGTCGCCTGTCGATGCTCAGCCTGAGCCACGACATGACGCAATGGGGCTTCGGCGGCCGACTCGTGGATGCCCAGATCATCAGCGGCAATATCGTGCTCACACTGGACGAGCCGATCCCGCCGCTGTCGAGCCGTTTCATGGGCCTGCGCATCCCTGGCGAGTTGAACTACCGCGTCTTCAACGTCTTCGAGTTCGGCGCGGAGACCGACACGATCACCCTCGTTGGCGGCTGGCCGGACGGTGTAGCGTTCCCGGGCGCCACGAGCGCGAACCCAGCCCACGACACGCTCTGGTGCTACGACGTCAAGGCGACGCCGGGCTATCGCGTGCGCGTCGTCTCGATCACGCCGGAAGCTGACCTCAAGGGCGCCAAGGTGACCGCGGTCCCAGAGGGCCCTGAGTTCTGGGACTACGTGTTCAACGGCGCCTACGTGCCGGCGCCGTCGGGCACGATCAAGATCGACCTGGTGGCTGCCAATGCCAAGGCCCTCCAGACCAACCTGGACCTGAGCACGCCGGCGCGCGCGAACGTCTATGTCAGCTTCGACATCACGGGCGAGTACGACCACGCGCAGATCTGGGCCGCACTGGACGGTCAGCCGCTTCAGATGGTCGGTTCGACGCTGACGCGCGACTTCCGCGATTGGTGGACGACGGACGAAGGCACCTTCAACGTGGAAGTGCGCCCATTTTCGGCGCTCGGCCGGGCCGGGACCGTCGCTAGCACCACGGTCGCCGTGTCGATGACCCCGCCGCCGCTCACCGCTCCGACCGGTCTCGGCAGCTCCCTCGAGCCTTTCGGCATCCGCCTTTATTGCGCTCAGAACCCCGAGCAGACCGTCGTCGGCTATCAGCGGCGCGTGGGCGCAACGTGGGAGTCGGCGCAGGTGCTGGAGTCCTTGGGCGGCACGAGCTACCTCTGGGCCGTGCAAACGTCCGGCACGTTCAAGGTCTGGACGGCCGCGGTCGATCGCTACGGCATTGTCGGGCCACCTGACTCGATGAATGTCGCTGTCCCGAACCCGACGGTGAACGGCGTCAGCGCTGCGATCGTCAAGACGGATCTGCAACTTGACTACACCGCGACGGCCGGCGCCTTCGCGCTCGACTCCTACGAGATCCGCTACGGCGACGACTACGCCACGAGCACGCTGGTCGGCCTGTACCAGGTCACGCGCCACGTGCGCCGCGTGGATTGGGGCGGCGCGCGGCGCTGGTGGGTGACTGCCATCGACGTGAAGGGCAACCGCAGCGCGGCTTATCCGGTCGACGTCTACGTGACCCTGCCGGGCGCCGTCACCTCACCGCGCTCCGAGGTGGTGGACAACAACGCGCTGCTCTATTGGAGCCCGCCTGCGACCGGCAGCCTGCCCGTTGACCGCTACGAGGTTCGTAAGGGCGCAAGCTACGCCGCTGGCACGGTGGTGGGCAGCAACGGCAACAGCACGTTCGCCGCCATCTTCGAGCAGCAAAGCGGCGTCTACACGTATTGGGCCGTCGCGATCGACTCCGCCGGCAATATCGGCACGCCGGTGGGCATCCCGGCCACGATCAACCAGCCGCCGGATTACATCCTGCGGACCAACATCGACTCCACGTTCACCGGGACGCTCACGAGCATGTACGGCGAGGGCGGGGCGCTGCTGGGCCCTCGCAACACGACGGAGACTTGGGCCCAGCACTTCACAAGCAACGGCTGGAGCTCGCCGCAGGACCAGATCAACGCCGGCTATCCGATCTACGCGGAACCGAGCACTACCAGCGGCAGCTACGACGAATCCTTCGATTACGGCTCTGTCCTGGCCGCCACCACCGTCACGGCCACGCTCGGCTACACGGTGATCGCGGGAACGATGAACGTGTCCTGCCAGATCTATTACAAGACGGCGACCGGTGATCCTTGGACGGCGGCCGCAGCTGGCGCCACCAGCGTGCTCGCCACCAACTTCCGCTACGTGCGCGTGGTCTGGACTTTCACATGCACGGCCGGCGCCAATTTGATCAAGGTGACCAGCTTCAACCTGAAGTTGGCGAGCAAGCTCAAGACCGACAGCGGCGCGGGCGCCGTCACGACAGCGTCGACCGGTGTCGTCGTCCCCTTCAATGTCGCATTCATCGACGCGGACACGCCGCTTGTGCAGCCCAACGGCACAACTCCGCTGATCCCGGTGGTGGACTTCAGCGACGTCGCGAACCCGACGGGCTTCACCGTCTACCTCTACACGATGGCCGGCGCGAAAACCACCGGCTCCTTCTCCTGGACTGCACGGGGCTACTGACATGGCAATCGACTTTGGCGGCGTCCTCACGACCGACAACTACAGCACGGCATTTGTGCCGAAGATCAATGAGGCGGTGAAGGCTCTGGCGATGATGCTGGACCCGTCGACCGCCTCGTACACCGGCGCGCCACCGACGAACGCGAAGCGGATCAATGCCGGCGTGTTGGAGCAGTTCAACGGCACGAGCTGGACAGCCCAAAGCATCAACGGGATTTCCTATGCGGCCTCGGTCGCATCGACCGCCGGGAAATTCTCGGTCGGTGGGGCCTTGGACGTCACTGGCGCCGTCACGCTGACGGCCGGCACGGTCAATGGCGTGGCCTACATCAACGGCTCCAAGGTCCTCACGAGCAATGCGCTGCTGACATTCGACGGCGCAAACCTGGGCGTCGGCGCGGCTGCGAGTGCCTGGGGAGCCGGTTACAGGGTTGCCCAACTCGCCAACTACGGCGCGCTGTTCGATGTGAACGCCGGCCAGGCTGGGCAGGTGGCCAACCTCTACAACAACGGTACCAACTGGGTCGCTCGGACTGCGAACCGTTCGCTGGCCTATGTCATGGACGTGCCCAGCGGCTCGCACCTGATCTACAGCCAGCAAACCACCTCCGCCGGTGCGGCGGTCACGCTGACCCAGATTGCCGAGTTCAACCTCGCCGGCAATCTCGGACTCAGCACTTCGCCCTTCGGTTGGGGGCCCGGGTATCGAGCCTTTGACATCTACACCTACGGCGCCTTCGCCGCCAGCAATGGCGGGACCGTGAACATGCTGGCCAACCTGTTCTCCAACGGGACGGGCTTCCAGGCCAAGACGACGAATCGCTCGCTGCTGTACCAGCAGGACGTCGGATCCGGCAGTCACACATGGCTCACCGGCGCAAGCACCGCGGCGGGCTCGACGGTCACGCTGTCGACGCTGCTGCAGTTGGACTCGGCCGGCAACCTCGGTGTGGGCGGCAACGCCGTGAACTCTGGTGCGGGCACCGTCGGCATTCAGGCGATCGGCACCTCTCAGGCCATGTTCGACGCTTACCTCGCAAGCACCCGAGCGGCCACCTTCGGCGCGACGTCGAGCGCGGTGACGATCGGCGCAGTCACCGGCGTGCCGCTCAATTTCGTGACATCGAACGCCACGCGCGTCTCTATCGACGCTGCTGGCGTGTTCACGTATGCCAGCCTGGAGGTTGGCTTCCGCGACATGCCGCGCGTGACGACGGGACTTGTTCGAGGCAAGTGCTACGACGCTACTGGCAACTTCACGCTGAATACCGGCACTGCCGATGGCGGACTCTACGCCGTCTACAACACCACCAGCTCGGCCATCGCGATCACTGAGGGGTCTGGGATGACGCTGCGCCTCGGCGGCACGGCAACCCATGGAAACCGCTCCATCGCACCCTACGGCATGGCGATGATCTGGGGTCGCAGCACCTCGGAAGCGGTCATGTGGGGCGTGGGGGTCAGCTGATGGGCCTGATGCAAATGGTCGGCCTGGGCAGCGGAGGCTCCAGCGTCTCGATCGTCTTATCCGGTGTCAACCTCTCGGACATCAAGAGCGGGGCGCCATCGACGTGCTCCATCACGCTCAAGCCGGATGGGACGACAAGCTATGTCGGCAGTGACTCGATCGGTTCTGCAAATTGGAGCTCGCCCGCGCCGCCACCCTACACGCTGTATGTGATGGCCACCGTCGTAACCGGGAGCGCCCCTACCGGCGCGCTCACCGGCTCACCGATCTCGCTTGACGCCAATCGGACCTGGACGTGGACCACTACGCTCGGCACCTCGAAGTCTGGCCGGCTCCGGCTGGACTTCTACGCCGATTCGCTCGGCGCGGTCTTCCTAGGCTCTCACACGTTCGACGCAAGCGCTGACAGCGACGTCTGATTGCCAACCAATCCGGGAAGCCACCATGAACGAGATCACCTACGCGATTCCGCAGAGCCTGCTGCAGGCCATAGTGAACAACCTCAGCGCTCAGCCGGCGGGGCAGACCCGCCAACTGTTGAATGCGCTGGAGTCGACCACCGTGCAGCAGGATCAGGAGCGCGCGCAACAGGCCGACGCCACGATGCGCGATCAGATCAGGGCCGAGCTCGCCGCCGAGAAGCCCGCGGAGTCTTGAGGTGACCACGGTCACCCTGGCCGACGGCTCGACCGCCGAGGTCGAGATGAACGACGCGATCGTCGTGCACGGCGTCGACGAGCACGGTGCATACCTCGGGCTGGTCAGTCAAACGGAGGAGTTCGTGGCCCAGGTTGTCTGCCCGCCGCCGTCGCCGGAAGGCTGGCTCTGGAGCTTCGATGCCGAGCGCTGGGTGAAAGTGATTGTGCTCGCCGACGTCGTCGCGGATGCCTACGGCGAGATCGATGCTGCCGCCGGCGCCGCCCGCTCGCGCTACATCACCGTCGCGCCTGGCCAGGAAGCCGTCTACCTGCGCAAGGCCGAGCAGGCGAGGGCGTTCGCCGCTGCCGGCTTCACCGGCACCGCGCCTCCCTACATTGCCGCGGAGGCCGAAGCCCGCGGCATGACCGCCGAGGACCTGGCCAACGAGGTGTTGGGTGTGGCCCAGCAATGGGACGACGTGCTGAGCCCGCGCATCGAGGCGATCCGCATGTCCTCGAAGCGGTCCATCGAGGCTGCCGCAACAGTCGAGGCCGCGCAGGCGCTTTGCGCGACGGCCGTCCAGCAGCTGAACGAGATCTGAGGGAACCATGAACTTCATCGACCGAGTGCTTCCGCAATTGCCCGTGGACAAGGCGAATCACGTCCTCTACGGCTTCTTCGTCTGGGGCGTTGCCGGTCTCTGGCTGGCCCAGCGATTCGGCTACTCGCCCATCGTCGGCTCCCTAGCCTTGGCATCCATTGCGGGACTGGTGAAAGAGATCTACGACCACTACACCGGCGGCGATGTCGATCCTTACGACGTGGCCGCTACGGCGTTCGGTGGTGCGGGTGTCTCACTCGTCCTCTGGATTCACTCTTTCGCCTGAAAGCCCACATGCCGGAAACCCACGAATGAGCGATGAAATGGAACGCCGCCAGCAAGCCGTCGACATTGCCCGCCTGCAGGTGCAGGTCGAGCACCTGACGCAGAGCATGGCAGATCTGCGGGAGGTCAACCGGCAGCAGTCGATGAAGATCGACATGGTGCTGGAGAAGCTCACCGAGGCGAAGGGCGGCTGGCGAACGCTGCTTTGGCTCGGCGGATCGGCCACCACGGTAGGCGCGGGCCTGGCGTGGCTCATTGATCACTTCATGGGAGCACCGAGATGAGCTTCCTTCGCGATCTGCTCACCGAGGCGGACAACGAGACGCAGGACATCATCCGCTGGGCCGGCGCGCTTGGCTGCCTCGAAGGCCTCGTGCTCGCCGCGTGGGATGTGATCGTGCATCACGCCCACTTCGACTTCCAGGCCTATGGCATCGGGATCGGCGCGATGCTGACCGGCGTCGGGCTGGCCCTCGGCTTCAAGGCCAAGGAGAACAAGCCCTCATGACTCCGCAGCTCAAAGCCTTCCTCGACACCATCGCACATTCGGAGATCGGCCAAGGCCTGCTGATCCGCAGCGCTGACGGCTACAACGTCCTCGTCGGCTCGACGCCCGCGGCGCCGAAGTTGTTCACCAGCTACGCGGACCACCCGCGCGTGCTGGTGGACCTGGGCAATGGCCTGAAGTCGACAGCCGCCGGCCGGTACCAGATCCTCGCGCGCTACTTCGATGTCTACAAGAAGCAGCTCGGCCTGTCCGACTTCAGCCCGGCCAGTCAGGACGCGATCGCGGTCCAACTGATCCGCGAATGCCAGGCGATCGACGACATCTCGAACGGTCACATCGAGGCGGCGCTCTACAAGTGCCGCAGCCGCTGGGCCAGCCTGCCAGGGGCGAGCTACGGGCAGCACGAGAACCGCATGGTCGACCTGCTGGGTGCCTTCCGCGCCGCCGGCGGGATCGTCGTCGCCTCCACCTGAAGGACTGCCATGTTCGCAGCAGCAATCGAATGGATCACCGAGAAGCTGGCGCCGCTGCTCGGCGTCGCCCTGGTCTTGGCCTTGATCGGCCTGGGTGCGCAACGAATCGAGATCGCCAACCTCGAAGCCGCGGCGTCGAAGGTCGAGGCCAAGGACGCCAAGCAGGAAGCCCAGCGCTCGGCCGTGGCCGCCAGCGATGCCGTCAACGTCATCGGCGCCGAACGAACCCACGGCGCCACCCAGCAGGAGATCGTCCATGAACTCGTCGCCCCTGATCCGAGCCTCGCGGCTGATGCCCTTCATGCTCGCGCTATTGCTGAGCGCCTGCGCTTCACCGAGTCCGAACTCGCCGCCGCCCGTGATCGGGCTGAAGCCGCAAGCCGGCCCGTTGCCCCAGGAGATTGCCCAGATCAGCGAGGCCCCCTCCTCGAGCTTCTTCGAGAAGGTGCAGAGCTATCTGGACAGTCTGCAAGCCTGGCAGTTGAAAGTCGAAGCGTACTTGCGGGACGAGACAAAGAAGTGAAGGCGCTGAAGGGTCTGGTGATCGCCGACCGAGCGCTGATGGACCAGGCCGCCTCGCAGCCGAAGTAGCCCGGCAGCCGATGTGTGGCACGCCCAGATCACCAGCCTCACGGTCCGGCTCTACCCCGGTCGGGTCATGTACGACGCGAAGCAGCCCTTCGTCGGTGTGGCCCAGGTCGAGCTGCTCGGCGACGGTGTCGCCTTCGTGCACGGGGCTCTGCGCGCTGATGGCCAGCCGCTCAGCGTGACGCAGTGGCGGCACCTGGGCCGATTGCTGCGCGACGGCTACGGGATCATGAAGGTGCAGGCCGAGCGCTTCGATCAGGACGGCAAGCGCAGCCGACGCGTCGAGTTCGATACCTTGCGGGCCTAGCCTAGCCCGGCCTCAATTCGTCCATCTTGGCTCTGATAGCGGCGCAGATTCGGAAGAATCTGGCCCACTGTTCGTCGGTAGCCGCTCTTAGGTCAGCGTTCAACTGCGCGCGCTCCTCAAGCCTCCGCCAGCCTTCATAGCCGCGGTTGGAAACCTGAAGCGCGTCGACAAACCATGCCAGTTCGGCCTCGATCTCTTCCGAGGTCCAAGGCTCTTCGTGGCTCTTGTAGATGATCGGCTTGTCGTTCCCCAT